TGATTTCAGCTTTATCCAATACATCTGGTTCATAAGGTGAAATACAATCTGGGTCCATGACATTTAGACATTCAAGATAAAAACCATTTCCAGAGAGTACTTTCTTTTCTTCATAGTAGCGATACTTTCCAAAGCGGACAATAGCTTTTACAAAATCAATTTGAAGAACATCTCCTACAAAAATCTCTCTGCCTTCTTTGTCATAAGTGCGTGTTGACTGAGTGATGCATTTCAAATCTTCGAAGTGCTTCCATCCACTGCCTTCATAGTAGACTACTGGACAATTACGGTTTTCATCATTTTGATCACAATTGCCTACCATGACCCTGTAAAACATTTTTTGTTTTTCTTCGTCCCATGCTCTAAATTTTGTATTCATTCCGTTACCTCCTCAATCTCAATTCCTGGGCAATCAAACACCCAACCCAATCCAAGCCCTTCAAGTTGTTTGCGTGTAAATCGAGTAGCTAAATCTCCTAAAGAAAAGAATGTTTTCTCGTACATATTATTATAAAATAGCGGTTGCTTTGTTGCACTCATCTTCACTATATACCGTTTCTCTTTCTCAACTGTGTAGCCATTGATCCAAGCGGCAGCAAGCGTTTCTTGATTACGTTCGTGATAAACCCATCTCAGAAGTTCTTCATCTTCTTCGTCTTCTATACGCTTAAATAAATCTTGAAAATCCCAATCATTCTCTATGGCATATTTAATATAATCCGCCACAAACTGCGGGACTGGGACTTCCTGTGGTTTGTCTAGTTGTTCTATAGATTCCAATATCCAATTTCTATTTACTGTGACTATATCTGCTATAGGACCTTCTGAATAAGGCAGCTCCGAAATACGTTTTATCAACTCTTGTTTATTCATTCTTCCATCTCCTTTGGTGGTTTTGGATAACTCATCCAGAATACTGTATCTTCATAAGTGTTTTCAAATCCAACACCGTTCCCAAAATCAATCCAGATGTCAGTGGTTATCTCTTGGGTCTTTGGATTGTATACAAGAACTTCCTCGTCAATTTCTGGAGTTTTACCATTCCAAACAAAATCAAATCCATCCCCAAATATTTCTTTATCGTCTTCATAGATATCTCTGGTTGTCAATTCATTCCATTCATAAAGTGCCACAGTTATATCTGATGTTCTTTTTGCAGTAGCCATTTTTCACCCTCACTTTCACATATCTTATATTTTGTTAAGCTCGCCTTGTTTCTGAATTCCTTTTAGGATATGGCTTCCATTCGTTTCTCTTTTTCTAGCTTATGCCTAACTCATTATGTTAATGTCAAAAATATAAAAATTAAATAACAAAGTTTCTCAAAGCATCATCTAGTTCAGCTTGTTCAATCCCAATATATCTCAGTGTTATTGCTGGAGATGAATGATTGAACATCTTCTGTAGTGTGCCTACATCCTTTGTTTTGTTGTAATATTTATATCCAAATGTTTTGCGCATTGTATGTGTTCCCACGTTATCAATGCCTAATTCCTCAGCGGCCTCATGGATGATCTGGTAGGCTCGTTCACGAGTGATGGCCTTGTTTCCTCCTTGCCTGCTCTTGAATAAGAAATGATGGAATGGCTTCCCTTCAACATACTTCCTCATTTCTCGTTTCAGTTCTTTTGTCATCCTACGAGAGATCTGCTTGCCAGTCTTTCTCTCTCGTAGTTTGATGTGCCATCCCTGAACATCTTTGACTTTTAGTGTGAGGATATCACCAACACGCAAGCCTGTATTGAGACCAGTGATGAATAGCATGTAATACATTTCATTCCATTCCCTCAGATAGTCTTTCATCGCTTGAATGTCATCCGTGTCTTTAATGGGTGAGACCTCTTCCATACGGTTCCCCCTCTCTATATTAAAATTGATTTTTATAAGGAATTGGGAGTACAGGAATCGAACCTGCATCTGCTGTTTTCCGCCAGCATGCTCTAACCTTTTGAGCTAACTCCCTAACCAATATTAAGAGACCCTCTCATCCATGATGTGATTATCATGAACAAGATTATAGTATTTTATTTTGTGTGAGAATACAATATCTTATATTCTCAATTTACAAGATCCCTTTTATTACAGCGTAAGTTTCAAGAATATGTCTACGCTTTCTATAAATTGTTGAGCTACTGAAGAATTTTTTCTCAGCTATTTCTTCCCAATCTAGACCAGGCTGGCCCCATCTCAAGTAAAAAATTTCAAATTGTTCTTCAGTGAGTTTCTCTATAAGACATGACACTGTTTCTTTGAAGAGTTCCAGATTTTTAAGTGTTACATCAGTAGCATATTTCATAACAATATTTTCCGTTGGCTTACTGATTTTATTGGTTCTAATCCCTAGTATGATGTCATCGCTAGTATTTGATTCTAGTTCTGACTTCCTATTTCTGATTTCTGTATTAATAAATCTAAATCTTTTCAGTTCATCGTCTAGCTGTTTCAATTTTCCGTTACTCATTCTTTCCATCAAACAACCTCTTTAACGTAAATTTCAACTATCCCTTTTCCTTTTAACTTTTCACAGTGAGCAAGCGCTTCATGCCTTGTTTCAAATTCAACTTCAGTGTATTCAGCTAAATGTTTAGGATCAATCCAGCTTGAATGACCGTGATACTTTCTTACAACATACATCTTCATTTCTTTCTCCTGCATTTCAAGACTACACTGAAGGCCCACAGGAAGCCAGCAAACCAAGCAAAAGCTAACAACAAATAGATAAAATTTTGAAATTCCATAACAAGTCCTACTTATCCCATATCATTTTAGCTACCACTAAAATCAAAACAGAAATTACTAGATCAGCTATTGCAGGCAGAAAGACATAGAACCAGCTCCAAGAGATTACACCTAACAATTTCAAAGCTATTAATAATAAAGTTAACCAACTAATAAATCCCATTAATCCACCTCCTTGACTTCAAACAACTGACTATTGAATACTTCACCAAAACCAGCTTTTTCAAGCTCGTTCCTGGTGTGGTGTCCTATTTGATGATCTGTCTCATAGATTGAAGAGAAAAACCATTTTTTATTTATTTTTTCAAAAATTAGACAGCTATTTAAGTACACTCCTTTAGCTTTCACAAGATACCGCTTTTCTTTCTCAATATCGTAACCGTTTTCCCAAGCTCTCACAAATAAATTCCAATTTGAACGGACCCATTTTATACATGTTATCAAGTCCCATTCATAGACATTAGATGAATTTTCTGGGAAATCGTAGAATGGATAATAGGCTGAACGCAAACTCATGTTATTGGTTTTACAGAACTCAATCCAATCTGCTACTGGTTGCGGTATTATTGCTTTAGGTGGTTCTTCAAGTTGCTCAATAAGGGAAATGATTTTTATTTTTTCAATATTGAATCTATCTCCATTAAGTCTATCTAATTTTTCTATTCGTTCTATCAACTCTCGATTATTCATTTTATCCTCCTAAATTGCTAAACGGGACTTCCCACTGATAATCATCGTATTCATAACAAATATTTTTGATAATTTCACCTTTTGAAATTTCAATTTCCTGCGTGAATTCCATGCCACATTCAAATGTAAAAATTTTAATATCAACATCAAACTTACTTGAAATTTCTTGATAATTTTCTGGAATAGCACTCCACGCTTGCTTGAAATGATCCAGTTCAACGGTACAAAATTTTTCTTCAAGCCAAACTTCTATTTGTTTTTGATCAAAAAACGCTCGTCTTGTCCCATTGATGTAAAAATAGGGAGCTGTGTTATTGAATTTAAGCAGAGTGCCATCATATTCATCTTCTAGCGTAACAGTGTCGTTTAATAGCATTTCTTTTAATGCTGATGCAATATTTTCGCTTTTTCCTCTTAATTTAAGAGATCCTTTGGCCCAATTTGGCATTATTCTTTCACCTCCTTGATCCTAATTCCCGGACAATCAAACACCCAACCAAAGCCGGCTTCTTCTAATTGTTTTCTAGTAAATCTTTCAAGATCGCCATACACTTTTTCAAAATCAAGACGATCACCACCCTGTCTGTACACAGTTTTCAACGACTGTCCATTACACAATATCACTTCATACTGCTTCTCTTCCTCGACTGTGTAACCGTCCAGCCAAGCACGGACAAAGAGTTCAGAATTATCCCAATACCATTCTGCAACTATATCAGACATGCATGCATCTATTGAGTAGGACAGCGTATGACTTAGTTTTTTCTGTTCTGTGATAAAATCCGCCACAAACATTGGGATCTCTACTTCCTGCGTTTCGTCAATCTTTTTATGTACAAGGTTTTTATCAATTTCTACCACATCCAAGTTTTTAAGCTGAACCAGCAATCCTTGATAACCTAATGTATCCGCAGCACGCCCTATCACATAACCCTCTAAAAAAACTTTATCTTTATTCATTCGGCAAATCCTCCTTTTTTACAAACGTTCCATCAATCCAGCGTCCTTTACGGTCTTTGATTTCGTTATAGGCTCCAGTAAAACATTCTAGAAATTCATAACCTAAAATATTGCTGATTGATTTCAAGTAAGCTACAATGCGCACAAGGTTGTGGCGACACATTTTTTTACTTGCTAAATCTTGAGATAGCTGAAATTCACTAATATTGGCATTTAGCAATTTGAAGCAGTCCATTGCGTCTTTTCGCCTAATATTATTAGACTCTTCAAAGATGCTCTGTACATCCTCATTGATCAGCAATGCTAAACCTACAACTACTACAGCACAATCACCAATGCTGTCTTTTGTTAGTGCTTCATTCTTTTTCAAGAATCCTGCACATAACTCACCAAATTCCTCACTTAATTTTAAGGACTGTTTATCTAGCCGGCCCCCGTTTTCTAGATCTCGATCAATAAACCATTGTTTTACTTTGTTTAAAATTAAATTCTCCATTTTTACCTCTTTCTATTTTTTCACAAGTTTTAGATTGCCAGTCTCTTTGCCTTTTTTGTTTAAATCTGCATAGAATTTCAATAGCAATTTATCTTTCCCTGTAATTTTGCTTAACTTCTTCAATGATCCGGTACATAAATAACGTCCGTTCTCATATAGCTTATAATCAGCTAACTCATCCGCATCACCCATGAGATGGTTCTCTCCGATTTGAAAATATTGGCAAATCAGTTGTACGTGACGTTCGTGTACTTTTATTTTGCCAGTAAGTAGACTGCTTATTGTATTCATTGAGTAGCCTATTTCTTCGGATAATTTTCTAGCTGTTAAGTTATGGCTTTTCATTAAGAGTTTGAGTTGCTCCTTGAAATGTTCTATCTGATTTTTGGTGTAGCCTGCCATGATACATTACAACTCCTTTTTCAATTATCAATTTCTACTGGATAGAATGTACCGAATGACTTTCTTAAAGCATTTCCTACCTGGATAGCTACCCCACGAGATGCGAATTTCATTGCTTTCGCTTCCTCAGAGAAAGAGACATCCAAACCAGTGGTCCCAATCACTACAGATTTTACAAATGGTTTTGCTTGTTTTGATCCATGTTTTAAAATAAACATTACTTCCCATCCTTTTCTAATTTCTGTAGCATTTTATTTTTTGCTTCCTCCAAAGCTTTTTTCTCTTGATCACTTGTTTGATTGGTATAATTTGGTTTTGACCAATCTGGAACGTTTGATTGTTGCTTTGTTGGTTGTCCTTTTGTTTTGCTTTCCTGAAACTTCCGTTCTCGTTCGTTTACTGCTGCAATTGATAACAATCCATCGTTTTTCCAATTTTGCAAAATAGCTCTAATATAGCTGAAATTTCTTTTACCATTGTCAGCGGCCAAACTGATAGCTTTTAAAACTACATCTGGTTCCATACCATCCAGAGTGATGAATTCTTTTAAAGTTTCAAATTGGATTCCATCAATTGGTGAAATACGAGACTGATATTCATCTACGATGATTTTGAGCGTATTTTTCTCTAAATCTTTCTCTATATCTATCTCTATTTCTTTCTCTATATCTATCTCTAACTCTGGTGGATGTTCGTCCGACATTTGTCCGGACAAATGTCCCAACAATATTTTTTGTTTTTCCTTCTCAATTCTTCTGCGATAGTCACGCTTTCTATCAGCTTCCGTGTTCGATTTTCCAATAAATGATTCAATGTCTAGCATAAAAATGGCGCCATTATCCAAAACATCAATTAGGTTCATTTCCTTGAAAATGCTGACAGCTTTTTCTACTACTGCCACAGGATGCCTTGTTATTTTTGAAAGCATTTCAGAATTGAATGGGATTCGATCATTGAACATCAACTTACCATTGTTTTTCAATGACCTCAGATAGAGTTTGATCAAAATGTTAGAGTATAGAAAACCATCTGGCATGCTTTCCAAAATAATCATTTCATCACTGTCATAAAAATTTTCTTTCACTCTCAGATAGTAGTATTTCTTATTATCTGACATTTCATTCCTCCATTCTAGAATGGTAAACCATCATCAGGGATATTCATTTGATTACTCTCAAATGAAGGAGGCATTTGCTCATCCATAGAGTTCCGGTTGGCTGAATTGTCACGCTTTTCTAAGCTTCTGAAACTATCAATAACAACTTCAGTGACATAGACACGTTGACCTTGCTGATTCTCATAATTACGGGTTTGGATATGGCCAGTGATTGCTACCAGATTTCCTTTCTTGATCCAGCTTGCGAAGTTTTCCGCTAATTTCCGCCAAATCACGCAATTGATAAAATCTGCATCATATCCACCATCTTGATTTTTAAAATTTCGATTTACAGCAAGTGTGAATTGTCCAACCGCTTGATCTTGAGGTGTTCGATGTAGTTCTACATCACGAGTTAAGCGCCCGATAAGTACAACATTATTAATCATTTTTACCTCCAATCAATGCATCTGTCTTTGACAATGCTTCTTCTACCTTTTTCGATGCCTCTAGCTGAAGCATTATAGCCTTCTCTTTCTCGATCAACCAATCCATGTGAACCTTTGCTTTCTCCAAATCCTCAATCCCATTTTTTTTGCGATAGCGAAGGAGGTATTTTAGGGTATTACCCAAATGATACCCTGTTAACTGTTCATCATTCATGAAATTGCGATGAACATCAATTGCTTCTATGCCATTCCGGCCTTGGTAATGTTTTGGATTTTTTACATTGTCGTTCATAGTTCAGACATTCCTTTCACTGTTCTTTTTTGATGAATTTCTGACATTCTCTTATTCCACATTTCACGCTGATATTTTGCTGATTTGTAATGCTTCATTTTGGCTTTCTGGCGAACGATTACTTCACGCATCACATAGATTGCAAATCCTGAAAGTAAAATGTATGTTACAAAAGCTACTGCTAAAATAATTTCAATTGTTGTCATTTTCTTCTACCTCTTTTGTTTCTTTTTGCGGGAAAAGTTCCCGGTTGAATTTGTTAATCATCACATCTTGAGCCTTATTGGTCTCTTTGATTTTTTCGATACTTTCGGCCCAATGACCTGTACTTTCAAAGTTCATTTGGACCGCATTTTCTAGATCCTTGATGTGCTGTTCTTGATCGTACACGATTTTCATTGTTGCTCCTGCAAACAATAAGAAAAGTGCGGTAAGTGATAAAACAGTAAACTTTAATTGTTTTAAGCTCATACTCTAATCACCCCATCATTCTTAAAATCCAGAGCCATCTGATGAAGTTTATCTTCAAATTCGTTATCTGGCAATTTCATCAATTTGGCTTTTTCTTCTACTTTTAATGTCATATTGGCATCTTGCCAATCCATCATTTTCAATAATTTTTTAATTGGATCCATTACTTTTCCTTTGCTATCTAAATAATGATATTCCTTTGAATGAATTGATCTAATTCATTCTTGTCAATTCGTTTTGTTCCATCAATTTTATAAAGATTCAATCCCATCTTGATCCATTTTCTGATGGTATTTGAACTACAATCCGCATAGTGTGCTGCACTTTCTAGTGACAACCACCGCTTTTCTGCTATCTCCTGGTCTAAGAATTCCGTGAAAGATTCTTTAAATTGAATTCGAACCACTGATCTTATTCCGTTTTCAAATTCTTCGCTTAGAATATTCATTGTCATCTCCAATTTGTGATATAATGTAAATAGTTTCTTTTGTTGAGCGCCTGACTTCAGTTAGGTGCTTTTTATGCGTTGTAAGCATTCAATTTCATGATTTTCATTTTAGTGTTGGTGCTTGGTTCCCAAGTCATCCAATAGGCAAGTGCTGCTTCTGCGAATTTCTTTGGCAGTAAGTCATATCTACTAATATTGAAATGATCCTTGAAATCAATCTCAGCTTGTCTGAAGACTGATTGGGCGAATATCTTATCTGCATAAGCTGGACTGTCGATTCCACCAAGGCAAGCAACTACTCTAGCCTTGCGCTTCTTCAATAGCGACTGAGCATAGCTTGGATGAATTGGTTGTTCATTCTTGAGATAGTCGATATCTTCAATCATGCTAGCCTGTTGCTCACGCAGTTTCTTTTGTCCAGTAAAGAGAGCAATGAAGGCATCCTCATCTAAGTCTTCTCGAATGAATCCACCTTGTCTGCGAATAGCTGGAAGAACTTCTGATGTTACCCATCGTTTAAATTCTTTTGCTTGAGGTAATTTACTGGATAAGATAAGAGAGTAAAGACCGGATTCGTTAATAATGATAGTATTTTGTGTTCGCCCTAGATTGTCGGTGAGTCCGTATTTCACGGAGTCATCTTCATCAACGTGCCGAGAAATTGCATCCAGAGGTTTAGCATAGCCTAAAATATCTGCTACATCCTTCCCGACAAACCAAGGTTCATCATCAATTGTCATAGTACGGACTTCTTGCCCGTGAAAATTAAAAATCTCATTCATTTTATTCCTCCATCAAGTCGCTGATTGAGACACCAAGATATTTAGCAACCTTATTCAATGTTTGGGAAAGCGGAATGCTCGAATTCCATTTTCTGATGCTTCCATTGCTAAGGTCCAGATCTCTTTCTATTCGATAAATAGAAATATTGTTTTCTTTTGCTATTTTTTTAATTTTGTCATATAGCATCTTTTTCTCCTTTCTTTGGAAAATTTTATAAGAAAATTATCTTTTTTTATTGACAAATAATAGAAAATATTCTACTATTAGGGTATAGAAAAGAACACTATTAAATAGGTTTTGATATCTACTGTCTTGGCGGACCACGTTGATATGTTTAAAACTTATTTATAGCTTTGAAATTAACTTACAAGAATAGTATAATAGAAAATTTTCCTCTTGTCAACAGATAAAATAGAAAATTTTACATTTTTGTAAGTTTTTTTTAAAAAAAGGAGGAAAAAATGAGTCTACTTGATAGAATCAAGTTGTTAGCAGCTACTCATCAGATGACTATGGCTGAACTAGAAAGAAAACTAGATTTCAGCAATGGTAGTTTAAGGAAATGGGGAAGCTCTATGCCTAGCGGTGACAAAATAGAAAAAGTTGCTGATTATTTCAATGTCTCTACAGACTACTTATTGGGAAGAACTAATAACCCGAATATCGCAAACAATGGTGATGCTTCTGCGCCATTGGATCTGCGTGATATTGCGGCTCAATCCATGCTGTTTGATGGAAAACCACTTACAGAAGAAGATATTGATTTCATCACTGCTGTTCTTGAGGCTCATTTAAAAAATAAATAGAGGTACATTATATGACAGTACAAGAGCTTTGTGCCAAGGAAGGTGTGAATCTCTGCTACTTTGATGGAAGCAACTGGCACAGCCCTGGCTTCTTCAATCCTACGTTGAATGTTCTAGCACTAGACATTAATTTGTCAGTAGAAGATCAAAAACAAGTAGCTCTTCATGAATTAGGGCATAAAGAACATACTCCTATTCAGTATGAGCTGAATAGGGAGCTTTGCGAATTACAAGCTGACAGAAGCATGATTCATCATTTGCTTGAAGAAGAATTAAAGCTAATGGATGATATTAGGGATTTTAATTATCTTCATTTTATGGAAAAATACAGTCTGAAGACCATCGCAAATGAAACGATGGTTAAAGATGAGTTTAATTCACTAATTAGTTAAATGGGAGGATCTAATGAAAAAAAGTAAGCCTTTTTATAAACAAGTTTGGTTTATAATATTTATTATTTTGGTTGTTATTGGCGGTATAAGCTCTCTAACTAAACCAAAATCAAAAACCACAAGTAGTGCAGAAAAGTCTGCTACTATTAAAAACAACACTTTTAAAATGACAGATAAGCTTGGTGAAGAGTTTGCTGTTTATCTGCGAGAAAATGCGGAAGTCTTGGACAATGGTGATAAAATCGAATTTGTTACAGGTGGAAATGCTACTGCTGTTTCTGTCCGTGTTGGAGAATCGTGGAGTGCTGAAAGCGCAAGTCGTAAAATCTATCTTGCTAATTCATTTCTTAAACAAAAAAATGAGCTGTTTAAAAAATGGGCGGCAGAAAATAACTATGAAGTTAACCTAAATAAAGATAACCCAGAATTAATAGTTAAAGTTTCAGATGCAGATAAAACAACAATTGCACAAGAGCATAGTGGCAAGATGAAGATACTTAATAATTAAGTAAGCAAAAAATCCCCACAATCGCCTGCAAGCTAAAATGTGAGGATGTGCTGTATAGAAAGAATGGCATTAAAAAGCCCTCTTTACTATACCCATTTTAACAAGAAATGAGGTAAAAATCAATGATCAAAAAATATAAAAAAGGCGATGGTTTCGCCTACTATTTTAAAGCCTATCATGGAATTGATCCTTTGACTGGCAAGAAGATTATAACTCTTAGGCGTGGTTTTAAAACCGAACGTGAAGCTAGACTTGCTGAAGCTAAGTGTTTGGCTGATTATGAGAAGAAAACCTTTAGAAGCAGAAATACAACTACTACTTTCAAACAGGTATATGAAACTTGGAAAGAGCATTATAGAAATACAGTTAAAGAATCTACCTATGTTAGCCAAATTGACAAAGCTGACAGACTTATTATCCCTCATTTTGGAGATAAGCCCATAAATAAAATTACTCTATCTATGTGCCAAGCTCAGGTCAATAAATGGGCTGAGGATTATAAGAGATTTTTTGGGATCATCAGCATTGCTAATCAGATATTTGATTATGCAATATCTATGGAATTAATTGATAGCAATCCAATGAGAAAAACTCTAAAACCAAAAAGAACAAAGAAAGATAAGGAAGAGCTTGAACAATTCTATAATAAAGAAGAACTAAAAACTTTTTTCAAAATGGTCCAGGAACTTGATGATATAGAAATGCTCACTTTCTTCCGTTTATTGGCTTTCACAGGAATGAGGAAGAACGAAGTAGGCGCATTAAGATGGACTGATATTGACTTAGAGAGTGGGCAACTAAAAGTTAATCAAACACTAGCAAAGGGAGAAAACAATAAAATCATATTTCAAACACCGAAAACGAAAAAAAGCCAGCGAACAATATCGCTGGATCCAAAGACTATTGATATTTTGAAAGATTGGCACAAATACAGTACAAAAGGCTTATTATTTAAAAATGAAACAGGCAGCCCTAAAAGTATTGTGCATGTCAATAACTTGCTGAACCGAGTTTGGAGAAGGTACCCTGATTTCAAGCGTATCACTCCTCATGGATTCAGGCATACACATTGCTCCCTACTGTTTGAGGCTGGAGCAACTATCAAAGAGGTCCAGGAACGACTAGGACATGAAAATATACAAACAACGATGGACATATATGCTCACGTAACCCAAAAAGCAAAAAATGAAGTTGCTGACAAATTTGCTTCCTACATTGGTTTTTAGAATATGGGTATCACCGTGGGTATCAAAACAAAAAAACAGGCTATCCGAATATATCGGAAAGCCTTATTTTATGCTATCTAAAGCAATTATTTTGCGATTGGGTAAACAGAAACTTGTTTTTTATCGCGACCTTTACGTTCGAAGCGTACTACGCCTTCAACTTTT